TATATTCACTCGCCAACTATTAAGGAGATATGAAAATTGAAGTCTACACCGATGGGGCATGCTCCAAGAACGGGCGCGATGGAGCATGTGCTTCGTGGGCATTTTATTTTCCAGAACACCAATCCCTTTCAAACGCAGAAAGGGTTGTGGGTGATACTCAGACAAACCAAAGAGGTGAATTAACTGCCATATACGAGGCTGTAAAAGTTTCTGAAAAGTCCTTTGATGTTCTAGATACAGACCTTAAAATTTACACCGATTCAATGTATTCTAAAAATTGTTTAACTACATGGTTGCCTAACTGGACAAGAAATCAGTGGAAGACATCTCAGGGCAATGATGTTATCCATCGCGATATTATTGAAGATACTGCAAAAAGACTTTCTAGGTTCAAATCATTCAACATAACTCACGTGAAAGCGCATACTGGTGGAGAAGATGAACAGAGCAAAAACAATTCAATTGTTGATAAAATGGCAACAGAAGTATTGAATGGTCCTAAAAAGATTATTACCACGAACACAGAAGAACCAATTTTGAACATTCCATTGAAACTTATGGGGCCACCTATCTATGAATCAGACTTAGTAAAGTGGTGTCTAGAAAATCTGAAAGAACTCGATCAGAAGTTTCTGAACACCGCATTAATGTCTGCGTTAAGCAAAACATTAAACAAGAAGGGGTTTGCTATTGAAAAACAGCGGCTTCATAGAAGTAATTTATATAGGCTTAAAACGAACACTGGTTTAATTAAAGAAGGATCTATCATAATAAAAGAAGAATGATCGTTACAGCATATCACTTTTGGTCGCCAACTTGCGCGCCATGTAAGGCAATCAAGCCATCAATTGATGAGCTCAAAGAAGAATTTTCAAATGTAGGATGGGTATCTGTGAATACTCATGCAGATACCGATTCCCTTGCTCTCAAATATAATGTTAGAGTTGTTCCCACTATTGTTGTAGTAGCTTCTGATGAAAACAATGAGGAATTTTCTAGGGATTCGCATTCTGGTACAGGAATCGCGGGATATTATCGTATTTTAAGGAATGGTCTTCGTGCTACGAAACTATCGTAGATGTAACTAATTCCCCGTCCTTATATGCTTCACACACAAATTGGTCTTCATCATTTACAGGTAAGTTTTTCTCACCAGATGAGCCTACCTTTATTTTTACAGAACCATCTGGTTTAGGAGGGGCTTCTGGAGGAGAGTTGCTGAATACTCCGGGTTTTTGTACTGCTTGGTCCGATGTAAAGCCTTCCATACGCTTTATACCATAATATGAAACAGTAGCGGCTAAAATTGAAACAATTAATGATATACCTACACTAGCATTTCCATACCTGTATTTAGTCGCAAGGCAGTCATTAGATATTAACGAAGTTGCTTGAAAAATAAATGTTATTAGAGCAGTTACTCCTAATACAATTGTATTGCTTGAATTTGAATTGTCCCACGACTCAATTAGATGGCACCATATGATAGTTTGAGTAATAATGACCGATATAGGTGCTAATGAATTTGAAAGCCAGGTAAAGCCAGGAACATCGCACTTATCAGTATCTGATTCATACTTAAATTTTGAACCACCGAATGGGTTTCCTTGGCCCTGGGGTCCCAGTACAGGTCCCGTAGTGGGGGTTAATGCTTTAACCAAAGCACTCATTCGGGCCGATCTTGTCGCAGCCTGAGCGGCTAATTCATCAGGAGTTGATGGTATCCCAAGAAATCCAGTTCCAGCTATTAATATAATACCATATACAGCCGCCAATATGGCACTATAACCTTGTGCGTATGATGGACCAATTGTCCAATTCATAGCCATCGGTGGGACAATGACGGCTAGAACAGCAATTGCGGACCATGGATTTATCATAGCTAAAATATTACCAATCCAACCCATAGCCACGCCTCCTGTTCCTGGATAAATTTTTCCAATAATCCACTGAGAATATTCTGCTAGTGTTTTTGAACCTAGAACTGATACCAGAGCACTAGCAAAAACTGATACCACAGAAGGAATTGAATATTTATATTGCTGATTAATTGTATCGACAATTGGACCAGTCATAAAAAATGCAATTGGAATTAAAGATAGCGGTATCATATCAAGTGTTTTGGCCCAACTAAAAATTTGTGTTTTTTCATCGGGAAGTAGATAGCTTTGAAATACGAGAACAAGTGACCCACCAATAATTATTGTTAAAAATGAAGCTGCCAAACCGGCCGCAAGTTTATTTGGTATGGCATAGGCTACTCCACCAATCACAGCCATGCCGACTAGCAAGATAACCGCATAAGACCAGTTGTCTTTGAACGGGATATAATCGTATAGAGGATCCATTGCTTATTCTCAAGATACAAAATCACAACAAACTACAAATGAGTATTTATGGCTCAAATGCGTCGTGGTCGGATCAATGTGTAAATTCGAACCAGAGTCCGATTAACCTAGCACATTCGACCGCCAAACCTTGTGACCAATTATGCGAATTAACCTTTGATGATGGATATATTCAGCAGGCAAATGTTATTGTATCTGACGAGGGGCTAATATTACAGAATAATACTGGTCTAGGGACATGTAAGTTTAATGGAGAGTCGTATTCGTGTCAGACATTAGTAGTTACACATCCTAGTCATCACACGATTGAAAATATACAAGCTGACGCCGAAGTGGTTGCTATATTCAGTAGTCCAACGTCTGGGATGTTATGTGTGAGTTCTCTGGTCAGGGTCAATCCTTCTCAGACAGGGGCTTCTCATTTCTTTAATGCATTTGTTCCTTATGCGAATCCAAGTGTGCCTTACACTTCTATATCTCTTGGAGAGCAGTGGGGATTGTTTATGATGGTACCGCCTGCTGGCTCTTATTTTTACTACGATGGTTCTCTAATTGTTCCGCCATGCCAGCAGACAAAGTGGGTTGTTTTCAAATCAATGATTAACATTGACGCGGGCGATTTTGCACTACTTGCTAAAAATGTGGTCCCAGGTTCAAGACCAATTCAACCTCTTGGCGATAGACAGGTTTATTTGAATGATATTGCACAACTTCCTGGTGGACCAATGCCTCGCGATGGTAAAACTTACATGCGATGCAAAAGAACTGGTAAAAAGCCAGATGTAAAAGATGTAACAAATGCTCCTTTGGGAGATAAAAAGAGTGAAGCTGACAAAAACAAAAAGTCGGCCGCGAGAGAGTGGCTCGAACTTCAAATAGCAGAGAATGGTATTCTTGCGCTTTTTGATGTTATACTCCTTCTCGTAGCCATAGGAGGTGGTCTCTACGTGGGTAGAGATGTGGCCAATGGTCCATATGGAATTAGCATTCTTCTAACCGCTAAATCGCTTGGACAATATCTTGCTAGTTTCTTTGGAAAGGCATATTCAAGAATTCAGGATAGCAGAAGATCGGTTTCTGACAAATTGAGAGCAACTTCTGCGACGTCTAGTCCCACGTAGTCTCGTGAGATGGTGGCTCATCGTTCCATACAGACTCTTCTTCCTTCTCTGACTCAGATGAACTGACAGACTCATTATCAGAATCAACACGCTTCCTTCGACGAGTGTTGTAAGTAACATACTGCCATTCATCCTCTGCGGGCGGTGGCTGCTCTTCCTCCTCTTTCTCGTCTTCCTCTTCCTCTTCTACAAACTTCTTTGCCAGCTTAAACTTCGGAAGAGTGAACACAAGTGGCTTTGTATCATCTTCTTCCTCATCCTTCTCCTCCTTTTGAAGAAGAATTGGAACAATTTTCTTGTAATCAGTAACATTATTTTTAGGAGAAATCATTTGATTTCCCAGAGCCGGAAACGCTGTCTCTGACAAATCAATCGCCTTAACCTCAGGAACAACTTTGTTTCTGAATGGAGCCGAATTTTCCCGAACCGGGGGAGGAACCTTATTGCGCATTGATGGTGGCTTGTATGACATTTTGATATATGGTAATTATTCTGAATCTTCGACATAAAAAATCCGTTTTTGGCAAAACAAAACGAAACTTACAAGGAACACACACTAAAACACAAATGGTCAATTGCGTTGTAGTTTCTTCAAATGGTACAATTGGTGATGTTGCGGTTCCTCCCAAAACTTCTGATGTGTTAGAGTGGTGCCGAAAGAAGTATAAGAATCAAGAAATTCAATTCCAAGGCAAACTTCAAGATCCTTTAAAGGATTCAAACTGGCTTTCTATCTTTGCCGCCACAATTGGACCCGATGAAAATATAAATCAACACATTCTTCCAGCTCCATTGGATGAAGAGACTTATTATGGACAAATTTTGATATTCGCAACTAAATCCGAAGAGCAAGACGAATATGAACCATCAATTTCATCTTATGTTACGTTGAAGTCTGATCATTACGAACTGCTATATCAGGAATGGACCTTTGATGAGGCAGAAGAGGAAGAAGAAGATGAGGAAATTTTAGATGATGAAGATGAGATTATTGATGACGAAGAGGAAGAGGAAGTCCGTGTTCGCGAAGTATATGAAGTAAGACCAGTGCAAACACACTCAAAGAACGTATTTGTAGAGACTCCTATTCGCGATAAAGCAGTTGAAAATTATAATGAATTATTTGAAGATGAAGAACTAGCGAAACAATTGGAAGAATCTATTCTGCATGTTATAACCGAACAGGCTATCAGAGAAAACATTGAGATAGATTGGACAAATAAAGTTTTCTGGAATATGTATCGTAGCAAATGTATTTCAATGTATGAAAATTTAAGAGGAGAACAGAGTTATGTTAAAAACAAGGAAAATTGGCTGAGTAAGTTAAAATCCGGAGAGATTACGCCACGCAATTTCGCCGAGTTATCTGCTGTTGATTTATGTCCTCCTCGTTGGAAGGCATCTATTGAACGAATTATTGAAAATCAGAAACGCCTATACTCTAAAAATGATAGCGCATCTATCTTCATGTGGTGTTCTAGTTGCAAGAAGAAGACTAAATGTGACTACTATCAGATGCAGACTCGTTCAGCGGATGAACCGATGACGACGTTTGTGAATTGTTTAGAATGTGATCGCCGCTGGAAATTTTAATCTTTAAAGCGACTGGGGATTCCATATCTGACGGATGAACTTGAATACCATCTAATCCATTCGTAATTTCTGGCTTTTTTACATCAGGTGTTGTCTTTTCAAACTTATCTTTGAATCTTTGGATTATGATGTCAGGTAGTTGAGGGCTTGTTTCACCCATTCTATCACATTGTTCTCTGACTATTTTTAGCATATCCTTCGCTGCGATTCTTTCACTTCTGGGAAGTGCTAACTCGATAAGAATAAATCGATATATTTTGTTATAAGACGCAGCAGCAATTCGATGAGCTTCTGAACGCTTCGCCCAACCAAAATATCCACCAATTGTATTCAAAGTCGCAACCGATAAGCTTATTCCTCCAATCACGATGTTTGCTATTTGCGAATTATCAAAAAGAGATTGCGTTCCTATTGATCCTGCGCCCGCTATTGTTGATAAAATGATTACAGGAAGTGTTAGATAAGTATTCATCGTAGTATAATATTTTTCAGAGTGGGTATGAAGCCAAGCGAAACATAACGAACGTTCGCCTTCGTCCGAAATGATCCGCTCAAGCTGCGAGTTCCAACTAATATTCTGGTCTGCATTCATTATATTTTCAAAGTAGTTTATAATGGTTTGGATATATGATGATATCGGCGATTCGTATCAACAAACACAATACCGATCGCTAATCAGATTAACAAAAAATGAAAAAATCGCGCGTGATGGTTCCAGAATGTTGGGTTTGTTTAATTATCTTAAAACCAACAAGTTCGAAGACTGGAAGAATTTGCGAGAGTCGGTGTTTTTTGATAAGAAAAAAACAAAGCATTTTTTTACAGAAGCGAATGCCCAAAAAACATTTGATTTTTTAACAAAAAAACAGCAGGGCGGATCAGATGGCGCGTTGGATCATCTAATCAACCGCTGGTTCAATTTTGTTTATTCAATTATTCCAATTAATATCAGAGAATCGTTCGTAGATCCTCCTGTTAATTTCATAAATGTTTTTACATTAAATAATCTTGAACAAATACCTGTTTTTGGTAGATCGTTGGCCTTTTCGATTGATGTAGCATTAGCCATAAACAAAAATGTGGCTAAAATGCTTCAACAATACATGCCAATGGCTGTCGGCTACACTCCTATTCCATTTGGCGCTCTAATAGGAACAGTAATTGGATATGTTATGTCCGCATTTTTCATTTTTATCAATGAATTGATTTATGTAAGCAGACATAACTTTGGCGAAGCATGGACACAATCTCTTGCCTTTCTACCAGTAATTGGGACCGCATTACAAAATTGGGCAGAGTCGGGCGATAAATTGCTCGAAAAGTTTGCAGATAAGCGTAAGTACATAATTGACGATCTCAATAAAAGTCCAATGTTTTCATGGATGGGAAACATTATTGAGAATTATACATTTGATTTGACATCCGACGGAGCTCTCCCAACTTCGGCCGGAAAGAGACTTTCAACTAAAAGAAGTAAGAAGGATAAATGGAGGACAAGACGTCAAAGATCCGCGAAATATTGAAGAACTGGGTTTCTTATGACGACGAGGAACGAGAGCTTCGCAATAAGATAAAGATTTTGAAAGAGAAAAAGCTATCTATTTCTGACTCGATTCTGGGGTTTATGAGAGAGAATTCTGTTGATAACTTTGCATTGGAAGGATCAGGAGTCGGAAACATTTCAAGAAGCGTGAGAACCTCGCGCCCGGCATTAAAAAGGAATGTCATTCGAACTCAACTTTTATTGACCTTTGCAGATCAGCCACAGCGTGTTGCCGAGGCTCTTCGCGCAATTGAAGGCATACCTATGGGTGAAGATATGTCGGTAGGTGGGACTCAACGAGAGCTTCTTGTACGACACGTTCCTCGGAAACATTAATCACGCATGCATATACAGATGATTGAGGATGTGCTGCTTCAAACGCATTTGGTGGGGGAATCAGGAATTTTGTTTCACGATTGAAAGTTGTTCTGTAATAATAGAGCAAATCGATACAGCTTGTCAGAAGTTCAGCCAAGCTTCCTACTCCACTAAGTGTTAGCACAATATTTGTTTCTCCCTTTTCCAAGAGAGTTGGAGCAGCCAACTTTCCATAGTAGGTAATATGGCTATCTCGCCGAAGATGAGTTATTCGAACATTGCTTGGAATATCAAAGTTTAACGCGACAGCAGTTGTAAGCATAAGAAATTTGAACATTTTGTACCTCGGTGATATTCGCAGAGATCACGCTATGAAATCCGTTTTAAGGCGGTCTGCGCTGCTAGCTGTTCGGCCTGCTTCTTTGTAGGAGCAGACCCAACGCCAATATGAACTCCTTTTTCATCTGTAACTGCCATAGTATATGTATTAGCAGATGAGGATAACATTACATATTTAGGAGTATGATGAAATCTTGCCTGATAAAACTTTTGTAGCTGTTCCTTAAAATTACGATTATTCATTAAAAGTTTTGGAATATTGATATGTGTTTCAATTATAGAAATCAGAAAGGAATAAACGACCTGAAAATTGTTTCCCGAATCAGTCCATAATGCTCCAATAAATGCTTCAAGAATATCTCCTAGTTTCTTATTATTTGTTCTTCCAACACATATATCATCATTATGTCTTGAAATAACATAGTATTTATCAAGTCCAATTTTTTGACTCAGTGTTCCCAACATCTCATTACACACAATATCCTTCTTCAAATCAGTAAGAAATCCTTCATGCTCATCGGGAAATCTTTTTATGAGATATGTTGAAACAGTTGCTCCTAAAATTGAATCACCCAGATGCTCCAAAGTTTCATAAGATTGTTCGAATAACTCCAAACAATTTGATGGTTTTTCCGCTAGTTGTGTCATTTCACCAGACGGAGTAGTATATACATCTCTCTTCACATAAGATGAATGAACCATTGCTCTCTGATAAATTTCAGAATCTCTAATCTTGAATAAACAACCATTTTGATTGAGAATCGCTTGAATATCCGTTCGAGTAAACAAGCGATTTTTAGGATTGTAGGGATTATACATGTTTATCTGTGTTTTATACTCTTTCTCATTTTCCGTTTTTTAATGTTTCTTCTGCGAGTTTTTCTGTTTCCACCTTGGCTCATACATATAGTCATTGTATCTCTTGTAAGCTCTATTGGAAGAACATTTTGTTTTGTTAGATTATCTAATATATCCGCTAAGAACGAGTTTCCTGTATTAAGAGGAGATGCTCTGGCATTAAGAAAACATATAGAATAAGGCATCTGCTTAAAAATTAATTTCTTTTGCTGATTAACTAGTGCTTCAAATTCAGGAAAATTTGGTAAACGATTCGCAGTTATAGTATATTTTTTAATTATTCCATAAATGCATCTTTTAAATTGATTTAATGTAAAATTTACATGTGTAAAAAATGCAACATCATTAGATCTTTCGATCTGAATTGCTTGCAATAATGTATAAACCTTCTTTACTATAAGCTCACCTCTACTTTGTATCCAAGCGGATCTTTCTGGTTTTGGAAAACCTGGTTTGAGACCCCCACATTCGAATATTTTTATATAAAGATCTGTTAGATACATTCCAATATTTTGTTCATTTATTTCAGGGATAGTCTTAAGCTTTCCATCCGCTTCAAAAATATCTACAAATAAGCATCTGTCTTTTTTAGAATTACACAATGCATGTGCCCAGCCATAATTATGTTTATAACGCTCGATATCTCTGGCTTCATCAATTATGGTTGGTATACCATAAAATAACAATCCGGCCGAAAGAGGCAATATGTGCTCACATTGAGGTTCATTACTTCCTTTTGCTTTATTAGATTCATTCCATTCAACCATTTTTGTATTAATAAATGGGTACTCAGATATCGAATAACCACAAAGCCAACATATTGTATCATTTTTTGGTTCTCCAATCAATTCCTGGCATTGTTTATTGGCTGCAAATAGTTCAAATACTTTTCTTTCATCAGTCTTAGTTTCATTTAGGGCATTCCAAGTTAAAGAGAATAACTGAACAATTAGAGCTGTAACATACAATGATTGTATTTCTATATTTTCAGAATTAGCCGGGTCCTTTGCTAGATTAAAATAAAAATTAGATACTTGACTTAGCCATCCAGTTAAGTCGCGTGGTCCAAACCCTCTCGCAGGATTGTTATCCAAATCAAGTAAAAATTTCTCAGGGCATGCTGTTTTACCTTCCTTTTCAACTTCTGTGCCAAGAGTTTCTTCCCAATCTGGATCACTTGTAAATCCAAATGGAACACTCGTTTGACGTTGAAGAACGCCAGACATATTACTTAACTATGCGATTAAATTCAAATTCAGTAGAAACTAGTTTTTTGGCCTGTTCTGCGACAATCCAGTCATAACACTCTTCCGCATTTGTATGACCTCCCATGCGCTCAAATAGATTAGTTAAATGAGTTTTAAGTTCTTTCTTAGAAAGGCCCCATGGCTTTGAATATGAAAGGGGATGCTTAACTTGAACGATAGTATTGTCGTCTTCAATCCTCAACTTCTCGACTTCCCTGAATTCCTCTTGCTTAAGAAGCTCCGACATTCTGCTTTCAACGTCTCGGCGTTTTGTTCGCTTGTCATTGACTTCTGAATTCAAAGCTCGCAATTCATTATCTAAATCGCGATACTCTCTGATTTGCTGTCTGAGTTTAATGAGTGCTTCTGACATGTTAAACTTTAATTTACGCCGATAACTTAATCCGTTTTCAAGATAATGGATGAGAATGAGATTGAAAACTTACGAAAAGTCTATAATAGTGAACATCCAAATGAACCATCAATTCCGGCGGGAACTATGGTTAAGACATGGAGTGCTATTAAAAAACGACTTCATATAAAATGCAAAGATAAGGCCAATCAATGTATTCTAAAAAATATGATGAATAAGCCTAGCGCTCCAAAATCTTGGGAAACTAAACCAGACGAATGGTTGTCATCAGTCGAAATAGATGAAATGGAAAAAGAATTTACAATTTTATTTAATAAATATTTTTATGCCGGGACCATTCCAATTGATTTTGATAAAAAATCAAAAACCGGAGAATGTATTGTGAATTCTCTGTGTTCGATGAATATTAAAGATATTTACGATAAAGGAAAAACACAAATTGGAATTGTATTTAATACCGATGTAAGCACTGGACCGGGACAGCACTGGATTGCCCTTTTCGCAAATATAGGTCCTCAATATGAATATCCAAGAATAACATATTTTGATTCATATTCTCATAAGCCCGAACCCGAAATACAACGACTTATGATTCGCTGGAAAGCACAATGGGATGAAACAAAAATCAATTCAAACCCAACAAAATTAACCTACAATGAAATTCAGCATCAGTATGAAGATTCGGAGTGTGGAATGTATTGTATTTATTTTCATTGGTGTTGTTTGACAGATACTCCATTTGAAAAAAGAGTTCCTGATAAAGTCGTTAGAGCCTTTCGTAAATTGTTATTTAGTATTGGCAAGAAATAATGGAAGGGTATATAACACCTAATAATATGGCAATTGTTGCCGGACTATTAGTTTTAGTCATCGCCTACGCAGTATTTACCGCTCTAACGCCATCAGAATCAAAAGCTCTTCACTCTGCGTCGGGTAATTATGCGATGTATTCCAAGGTCACAAAGCTTGCGCCACTTGGATGTCCTCAGCCACAAGAATATCGTTTATGTGATTTTTATTTAGCTTCCTCGTCTTACTCAGTATTTCCGGGATCCAAAATTTATGATTATGTAAGCGACTCTATTCTGCCTCTCGCAATTAAATCCGGAGTTCGTCTTGTAGAACTTGATATCTACTCTGATGAAAATAATAAGCCAGTTGTAGGTTTGAAAAATCAAAAGTTAGGAGTAGATTACGCTTACAATACTGTTCCATTTGAAGCCTGCTGTGTTTCAATAGGAAATAATGCCTTTAATTCGGTGTCGTCTCCGGTTTCAACAGACCCATTCGTATTAAGTTTGGTTTTCCATACTAACAAGACAAATGTAATTAATGCTGCTTCGGAAATATTGAAATCCTCTCCATGCAGACAGCACTTATTGGATACATCATACGGATACCAGCGTAAGAATTTAGCCGTAGAGCCCATCTGTAATCTACAAAGTAAGTTGATTGTTGTATCTGGTGGAAGCATTAAGGGAACATTGATGGAAGAATTAACGAATATGTCCTGGTCAACATCTCATCTAAGAAGATTAACTTATTTACAAGCATCTCAGCCACACGACCAGGACGAGTTAATAGAATATAACCGCAATCATATCACCATGGTCGTTCCGGATATCGGAGAAGATTTAGTAAATATGAACCCACAAATTCTTTTTACTTATGGATGTCAGTGGATTATGATGAATTATGGGTCAATTGATAGCATGATGGAATTATATATTGGAGAATTTCAGGAGAATAGTGCCGTCCTCAAACCAGCTGCTCTTCGTGCCCAAAAACCCAAGAAATACAAAACTCCACAGCAGGCTGATCCTGCAGTCTCGTTTCAACCAATGCAACATAAGTCTCCAATCTATAACATTGTTGTATAAATTCTGTGCGTTATAATAAAATGTCAAAGTGGCTTTCTCATGTCAAGAAGACGATGAAGATGATGAAGGCGGAGAAAAAGACGCTTGGTAAGAAGTGGTTTAGCAATGTCCTTAAGTCTGCTAAGAAGAGTTACAAAAAGGGGGGTGCCGAGATGGGCGAGGAGAGCGAGAGCGATAACGAGGAAATGAAGTTAGGAGGTCGTCGTCCTCGTGGTGGAAAGACTCGCCGCCACCGCAAGTGAGTTACGCTGAAAAATATTGATTTAATCATATAAAGACAAATGGGTGGCGGATTATTACAACTCGTTGCCTATGGTGCTCAAGATGCATACCTTTCTGGAAATCCTCAGATTACCTTTTGGAAAGGTCTGTTTAAGCGTCATACAAATTTCGCTATGGAACCTTTTCGTGTAAATTTAACTGGCCAGCCTTCATGGGGAACGAAGCACTCTGCCATTCTTGGTCGCCATGCCGACTTAATTGCGTCCTCATACATCGAGGTGGAACTTGAGAACGGCGAGGGAGCCAACCTTCTAGACGGCACAAATCTTGTCAACTATGTTGAGCTTGATATTGGTGGTCAGGTCATTGACCGCCAGTATGGTGAGTTTATGCAGTTATGGGGTCAACTGACCTTTCCAACTGATAAGCGTCAAACATGGGGGTATCTTCAAAGTACTGATGGCAGTAGCGACCCATGTGGATACGGCGGCCGCCCTTCTCGTGCGGGTGTAATTTACATTCCTCTTCAGTTCTTCTTTTGCCGTAATCCTGGAATGGCCTTACCTCTCATCGCCCTTCAATACCACGAAGTAAAAATCAATATTCTTTGGAATGAGGCTAAATTGATTTTTAACAGATACCTTCCTAGCGACTCAGCTGCTGCCGCGGCAGCTGGCAAGAGAGTTGGAGACCCAAAGAATGCGTCAGTCGGTCCAAAACAGGCAAATCTTCTTGTTGATTATGTTTATTTGGATGTTGAGGAGAGACGACGAATGGCTCAGGAATCTCATGAGTATTTGATTGAGCAGACACAGTTTAATGAGGATAAGGGTTTAACATCTGGCCAGAATCGCGTTGATTTGACATTTAATCACCCTGTTAAGGAGCTCATTTGGATTACACAGGCATCCTGGAGACGTGATTGTCGCCTTGCCGATCCGGCGGTGCAAATTATGCCTCTAACGGGTGACTCAATTATCTACGATTGCTCATTACAGCTCAATGGGCAGGACAGAGTCCCGTCGTTGCCAGGGAGATATTTTCAGTTAGTTCAGCCATACCAGCACCATAGCGGAGCGAGCCTAGCCGGCGTATATATGTACTCCTTTGCCATTAAACCCGAGGAGCACCAGCCTTCCGGAACATGCAACTTTTCTAGAATTGATACATCCACGATAGTGTTTAGTGTTGATGGTGGCATTGCAATTTCCAATGCAGATGGTCAGAACTATGACATTCGCGTATATGCGATTAATTACAACATTCTGAGAATTATGAGTGGCATGGGCGGACTCGCCTACAGCAATTAAGTTTTCTATATATAATGGCGCAACCTACTTTACAAGCTGGGGTTTTAGAAGCTGATAAATGCTACACCTACAATAAAGCACTAATCCCGGCAGAGGCACCACTTCTTCCAGGAGGAGCAAACCGATTACAGAATGAGCAAGAAATGACTTTTCGCCTTCTTAGAAAACCAGAAGTCTCGCATTTTTGTGTATTGAGCACCGATGTTTCTAACAGAGTGACTATTAAAGTATATTTAAAGAACGGCCAAGTTCTCGAAGAGAATGACCCGGCAGTCAATCCATTACCAGCTGGTTCAGGATTGAGAGGCGATTTTCTTTTAAAGCTTTTATTTGGTTATCCTCTATTGGGATATAAAGAAGACATTACTAAGGCTATTCTCAATAAATCACAACTTCTAGCAGTACAGGATGTTGTAGATCAGAAGACAGGAAAGGTTAGTGAGCACGATATGTCCCCAATAACTCGTAGTATAGCAGCTTTTGCTGGAATTGGACCTAAACCTGGCAATAAATTGGCGGGTCGTAGAAAGACTAAGAAGATGAAGATGAAGAAGCGGAAGTCTTCAACTTCTCGAGGTACAAGATCGCGTCCATGAGCTCCTCCTGCATGTGTTGAACCCAAGCAAGAAATGGTAGCTTGTTATCTTCAAGTGTTGTTCCATATTTACGAATACCAAACTCAGACCTCTGTTGGAATCTTTCAACAACGGTTTGAACAATAGGATCCATTTGAATCAAATATGCTTTGAATGTTTAATTCATTATCCAACCATTAATTAATGGAAGTAGATAAACTACTTATAGTGGCTCATCCGGATGATGAAGTTTTATGGGGCGGATTAAATTTAATTTCACAACCTGGATGGCTTGTTGTATGTTCCACTCATCTAAAAGATCCATTAAGATCTGCTGAATTCTTCTCAACTATGTCATACTGCAATGTAACTCGCTATATAATGTTTGATGTTGAAGATAGATATACTGAAAGCGAAAGAGTAGCTGATAAGTTATATGACGGAAGTCCATTTGACGATGCTCTGAAACAATTATCAAAACGAGATTGGAAATTAGTTTTAACTCATAACGACCAAGGCGAATATGGACACCAACATCATCGTAAAGTTCATCGCATGGTAAAAAATTATTTTCCTGTTGCTAAATTCTTTAAGACTGGCGAAAAACTTTCATTATCTGAAATAGAATCCAAACGACAGATTCTATTATATTATAGAAAAACACAGGCCATATGTAAGAAGATTTTTAATAGAGAAGGTAATACATTAAAGGCAAGTGAAAGAGAGCATTTCTTTAATGAAACTTTATATGTAAAACCGATCAAAGAAGTTTCTAAAATAATTCATCAAATATGGTTCGGGCATTCTCTTGAAAAAACAACTATTCGCTATAATCTTATGAAAAATACAGAAACAACAGCCACTAAACATGGGTGGGAATATAAACTTTGGACCAACGATGATCTTACAAAAGAAAACTTCCCTCTAACTTGGGACTTTATCACTATCTCCAAGGAAAAGGGTGAAGAATCAGAACAAAATAGATTCGCTCAGATTGCCGATTTAGCAAGATTGGAAATACTCCATCGATTTGGGGGTGTATATATGGATTCTCTTTTTGAAATTGGAAAGCCATTTCTAAACTATATTCATACCAAACGAGCCCATGAACTTATAGTATCAAACGAGGATCCATGCGAGTTAGATTGTGTTGGCGTAGAGAACAAAAAATATATGTCTAACGGATTTTTTGCTTGTGTTCCTGGATGTGATATATTGAAGCGTCTTTTGGATTACGATGTTCTAGAAAGTATAGATTATGATAGCGTTTATATAAATCGCACAACTGGGCCATACTTTTTTCGCTCAGTTATGAAACCTCGTGATGATATACATGTAATTCCTACTGCAAAAATATATCCTTTCATGGTGAATGATTCAGAATATAGAAAGGGAACTCCAAACAAGTGTGTTGAAGATGGTAAAGTTATTCACGATTGTTTAAAGAAGAAATATCCTAAATCTTTGGCTATTTATCATTCGGGGTTTGGTGGTTCTTGGAGTTGGTAATTTACCACAGATCTAAATCAGCCATCGTTACACCACCAACCTCGGCATCCTGCTTATCAATCGCCTCGATGCGAGAATTAGCTTCTGCCAAATCAGACTCGAAGACAGACTCATCCTCATGTCTTCCTTCGGGTAGCTTTGTCTCATCAATTAGAATATCGACAAATCCTGTTCCGCATGGTGGCTTCTGTCCAAACATAATATTCGCAGAAACACCCTTCATGTTATCATAATCGGCAGAAAGGGCGGCATTAAACAGAATCTTGGATGCTTCTTCAAAGGAAGATCGGGCAAGAACTCCATTATCACCCTTGTTCATTCCAAACCTGTTGGCCTCCATAATTCTTCCAAGGTAAGTCATCGTATCAACCAATGTAATCGTGTGGTGGTAATGGATGGGTTCTGCCTCAAACACTTCCTTAAATTCTTCATAGAGTGATACGCGAACAGTTTCAATTCCAAATATATCTAGAATTTCGTGAATGTCATTAGAGAATGAGCGGTAAGGATCAACTCCTGGAATTCTGGCTAGGTCCAATAAGTTTGAACCCTCTGCGTCAAGAACATACTGCTTTTGAGCACCATAACCTCCAATCTTCTCGTCATAAACTAGCTCGTCGATTACCTCACGAAGATATACTCTTCCAATTCCGTCAACTCCTGTCAACATAGTATCCAACAACTTATCCTCAATGAAACGAAGAGACAACGCATTCTTTACAGAATCAGTGCCAAATACGATTCGAAGAACGATCTTATCAGGTGTATTCGTGTCAGTGTGAATACAGCTGAACACTCGAAGAACCTTATTCTTTTCAATTTTAGTTTGAATTAGTGTCATGTCTATTACCTGTCTCGCAGCCATCTCTGCCTGATCTAGTTCCAAGCGCATAATCCAAGGAGACGCGCAGTTCTGTCCCTGAGTAATAGAAAACTTCTGATAAGTTTGTAGAATTTCTCGGTCCTCCTGAATAACGCTATTCTCCGATAGAGGGTTTGGATCATAATATATCCTCACCGATTTCGTGATATCTCGCAATGTTGTCTTCTGAATGTCCCGCAGCTTCGAAAGCGCAGAATCCTGTGAATCAGATTGCGTGAGATAAACTGTATTAGTAGGACTCTTCTGGTTATGCGACGCAGAAAGAAGCTCTACGATACGAGGAACACCGGCAATTGCGTTTGCCTTTGCTGTTCCTGCTGAGTGAAAGGTATTAAGAGTAAGCTGTGTAGTTGGCTCTCCAATAGATTGTGCCGCCAAAGTTCCAACCATCTCTCCCGGGTGAACACGAGATTTCATATACTTGAATGTTATGTCCTTCAAGAGATCATCGAACATCGCACGGCTAAAACGATGAACAATAATTGATTTCTTCGGAGCGAGATAATACCGAAGAAGCACGTGGAATAGTTTATTGTGAGAACACCATTGCTGATTTGATAGCTTTGATAGTTCCTGTACTACATAATCCGGTGTTAGATCTGTCTTGGTGGAATAAGGATTATTATACTTCTCAACAATGCGCTTCAAATTTACACCACACCAAACCTTGGAATTCTTCTTGAAACGCAATACATTCTTTACCAAGTCATCTCTGTCTCTCAACAGCTGTTCAACAAGATCATCAGTTTCCTGTGTTAGAGTTCCATTAACAACGCTTTCAAAATCTGACTTTGTAGCAGCAAACTCGCGATACACATCTTCCATAGACATCACACCCAACTCAATCGGGACAACTTCTGATGCTACACTATCAACACCATCTCCACCATAATAGTGCTGAAAGATCTTACCTTCTGCGTTTCTCACCGACCCATCATACGCAACATGTAGATCCTCCATAGTCTTCACAAGACGTCTCTGAATGTAGCCCGAATCAGATGTCTTTACTGCGGTATCAATAAGACCTTCGCGTCCTCCCATAGCGTGAAAGAAGAACTCGGCTGGGCGAATACCTGTGATGAATGAATTCTCCACAAAGCCACGAGATTCAATACCATCATCAAACTTGGGAAAGTGAGGAAGTGTTCTGTCTTGTAGCGTATATTGAATACGCCTGCCAGCAACCTGCTGCTGTCCTAGAAGTCCCAACATCTGAGTAATATTCAGATTAGAACCTTTGGCACCAGAATCAACCATCTGAACCATGCGATTGTCCTTTGGAAGACTCTTCATAGACTGCTCGCCAATTTCTGCGGCAACAGTTTTGAGCGCATTGAAAATTTGATTTTCTAGCTCTTCTCCGTCTGTTCTTCCGGAATCGTTTAGAAACCTTCCAGCATGAACATCTGAAAGAATTTGAGCTACCTTCTCTCGTCCCTGATGTAATGCTGACTGGATATAATCCTCAGTTTCTTTGTTTGTGATAAGATCTGCTGGTCCAACTGAAAACCCAGTAAAGAGATTGAACTTTGTTACGATATTTTGAACATCATTTATAAATTGTCCAGCTCGGTGTGGGCCAAACTCAGAATAGATCATATGAACCAATCCTTCCGATGTCGCAGAAAATGCTCCCTTGTTAAGAGTTCCCTTCGCCAGAACACCATTTTTTACACTAACGCGACCATTGAAATCAACCAACGGAAGTGTCGTCGAGAAGATTTCTAGCCCAGCAAGGTCTTCATTCTTCCTCACATAAGACGACAGCGGGCGCTTCATTCTTGCTAGAATATTCATTGCGATGTGCTCTGGAACCTTTACATTCGGCTGTGAAAGACGATATACGCCAGTTTGAGTATCCTGAAAGACTGAAATAATCGCAGAGTTCTTATTCGGAGAAACAATCTGTCGCAAAACACTTGCGAGATACTTAATTTCAGAAGCAGCGGTGATACTTTGAGGTACATGCATATTCATTTCATCACCATCGAAGTCTGCGTTATACGGCTTTGTAGCGGATACATTCAGACGAAATGTTGAGTATGGCAACACACGAACGCGATGGCATTCCATAGAGCCCTTGTGAAGAGAAGGCTGACGATTAAAGAGTACAACATCTCCATCGATTAGATGGCGATGGACGATATCTCCCTCATTCAAATCAATCATTTCGGGATTTACAAATTTAAGAGAGATAGGGCGTTGGTCATCTTTGAGAAAGACAGACTTTGCACCCGGATACTTTGTTGGACCATTTCTGACATAAGACATCAATCTATCGCGATTGTAAACGGTGACAATCTCTGGGAATGTTAAGTTAGTAGCAATCTCCTCCGGAACACCTAGTTCATCTACATCGATGTTTGAGTCGGGAGTAATAACTGAACGAGCAGAAAAGTCAACTCGCTTTCCCATTAGATTTCCACGAATACGACCAGTCTTAGCACCAAGACGGGACTTCAATGTCTTTAACGGGCGACCAGATCTTTGTGCGGCAGGAGCAAGTCCCTTGATATCATTATCAACATATGTTGCCACATCAAATTGAAGAAGGTCTGTATATTTATTGATGATATCGGCAGAATCACCCTTGTCAATCTTATCGCGAAGACGCTGATTGTTTCTAACAATGTCAACCAACTTATGTGTCAAATCATCCTCCATACGCTGGTTATCCTCCATAACGACTGATGGACGAACAGTAAGCGGAGGAACCGCTAGAACAGTACAAACCATCCAGTTTGGCCGACTAAACTTCGGATGAAAGCCAATAAGCTCAACATTCTTATCGGAAATACGCTGAAAACACCGAAGCACCATCTCTGGCTGAATAGGAATCTTATCTGCTTCGGAATTGTAGGTAATTCCTTCTAGTGTCGCAACTGACCCCTCAACCTTCTCTGCCTTTTTCAAGAGAGGCGTTTGGCAGTGGGGGCAACTTGATGACTCTTTCAACTCCTTGGTCTTGAATTCAGCAGTACGCTCTCTCACTGCGTTGAACCGATCAATTCCAGTGAATTTAGATTCAATCTTTTCGAGTTCGCCTTCTGTTAGGTAGGGATTGCTACAATTCAAACAGACGATTTGAAGAATTTTCTGAATAGGTTCTAGAAACTGATATAGATACACAGGGCGCGCAAGAGTTATGTGTCCGAAATGACCTGGGCATAGCAAATTTGTCTGCTTACATGTTGGGCATAATTTGCCATTCTCGATGACACCAAACCGAGAATCAAATACTCCGCCCGGAACTGGAATAGTTCCTTGATAGGTTTTATCTGTGATTACCTCGACAACACTTCGGGATAAGATATCCTCGGGGTTGGCGATTCCAAATTGAACTCCAATAATTGTGTCACCCATTCTTGTATTAATTTATCATACCTTTATATTGTTCGTTTTCAATATATTGATAATTAGAGGCCGATAGCTACTTTTAATGTTAGCTCCCAAAATTCATCGTCATTTAAGATTTCAACTATTAAATCTCTTGGGAATTCTTGCTCCAAAGTCGAAGTCCATTGTTCAAATTCAGGTCCCATTCGACTCTTAAATTTTACCTTTTCTTTGATGTTCTTTCTTTTCAAATCACGAAAGACTTGATATATGAATTGCTGTGTTAAATAAGAGTCTTCACTATCATCCTTAAAGTTTCGTACCATCCTGTACCATTCTTCCATTATATATACAATGGGAATGCGTCTAAAAACTATTCGTCGTTCTCACAAAAAAGAAAAGAAATGGGATGCTGTTTTTGATAAGGATGGTAAGGAGAAAATTGTTCCGTTTGGAGCTCACGGAATGTCTGACTATACGAAGCACAAAGATAAGACTCGTAAAGCAAGATATATTAACCGACATTCTGGAATGGGAGAACACTGGAATAAGCCAGATACTCCTGGTGCGTTGTCTCGGTGGATTCTTTGGAATAAGCCAAGTTTTAAGGCGTCCGTAACCGACTTTAAAAGGCGCTTTAAGGTCTAGTCAAAAACGGATTCGTTGGGTCCAAGCTAGGGGTATTTCGTGACTTAATTTAAAACTTAATTCGCATTTCACAATTCACAATTCAGACAATTCACAAAATGGCATTCGTATGGGGAGATGAAAATATCGACATTCCGGCACCCGAAGAGGAGGGCTGGATTTCAGTTACGCGTGAGAGTAAGCCTTCGGTCGCACCTTCGAGTGTGCCGAAGCAACCGAGGTGGTGCCTCAATGGCAACGCATGCGAGTTTAGCAACTGCGTGTTTCGCCATGACCGGTGTGCGCATTACGATGCGTGGGTCGCTCGTGGAAAGCGAGGACACAACTGCCGCGCTATCGCGACAGACCCTCAGTCAAACAAGAAGCCTACCGAAGGTGGTTGCAAGTATGACCACCGAGATTACGCGACACTCAAAGTTCGTGTAGAGCGTGTTGCGGAGCCCGCAGTTCAGTATTTCGACAGGGATGCTCTCCCTATCGAGACATTGGAGCAGTTCCACGATGCGTTTGTTCCGTTGGGTCTTGAACTCGTCGGACAGAACTACTATAGCACTGCTGGCTTGTCGGCTCATACCAAGTTTATTCTTGGCAGGACGATGGTTGCGTGCAAGGTAGCGACTACGCAGAGCTGCGAGGGTCATCAGATCAAGGTAGACTTCGAGACAGAGGCTGATCCTGCGGTCGTGTTGGAGTCATGCAAGAAGTGCGGTGCCACAAGTGCTGCGCTTTCTACGTGCTACAACATGTGCTATCATTGTGTGCGACAGGGTGTCAAGGATACTCTCGAACACTACATGACGCTCGGCTTGAAGAAGCTCGACATTGAGATCGCATCTGGCTCTTTCTTCTCGTTTTCGGAAATGCTTCCGAAGGACCGAGATCAACTCAGGCACCGAATCTACTCCGACAAGTTTATCGACTTTCGTTGGAGTGCGGAGGAGAACATGTTGTGGCTCGACTATGAACACAACTCTCGTCTTGAGATTGACGACAGCGACCCGATTGAGGAGTGGACCAGTAACGCGGTCTGGTCACGCGTGGCGTATTAAAAAAACAAAAAACAAAAAACAAAAATAAAAATAAAATAAAAGAAAAATTATTCGGCGATACAGTGTCTGCTCTGTGCCTACGAAAGTAGGAGGAATAATTTTTTGATTTACCTAAAACGAACCTAAGCCGTAAGCTAAGGATGCGTTAGTCAAAAACGGATTTCTTACGTCTTAATAAGCCTACTTCACCGACCTAATTAAATCAAAATGTACGACAAAATCTACGCAATTATTTCAGCAATCGCAGACAACTACGGCTTTGATGCC